CGTCGCAGACAGCGAGGATGAATCCTGCTTCTGGGCGGTAAGTCTCAACGCCGTACAGCGTGTCAGACGTAAACAGCGTAGACAGGTATTCCTGCTTGTACTGAGTCTGAGAACGTACAGCGAGTTGCTCTGCCATTACCAACGCATCCTTGTGGAAGAACAAGCAACCACGAGTATCAGCGGTAGACGCAGAGTTTTGACCAGCAACTTCCAGAACAGGAGCGTTGCTAGAAACGTAAACGTCTACACCGTACAGGTTACCAATCAGACCTGACTCAACGCCACGGCCTCCAACAAAGTCAGAAGACACGTAACGATCAATGCCCATGATTGACTTACGAACAGCAGGAGGAATTACGAGAACTCGTCCGTCCATAGGTACGTCAGCATCGTCCATCTTCTTGATAGCCTCACGGAAACCAAGGTCAGTGAAGTTGTCACCGGAAGTAACAGTGTCAGCGGCATACGCGGCAAGGCCAGCGGCGGCATTGAAGTAATAGCTGTTGCTGTTTACCCAATTAGCGCCAGTGTTAGCAGGAGAAGCGGTACGAGTACCGTCACCAAAGCCAGTAGCGGCGTTAATAAGATCAGTGTCAACTTGCAGAGCCAGTTGGTAACCAGCGTCTTCAGTGTAGAACTGACGCAGAGAGGACAAGCCTTGTACCTCTACAATGTCCTCAATCAGACGCGAGTACTCAAAGTGGCGGTCTACAGTGACTTGCAACTCTGTCTCAAGATTAGCCTGAATAGTTACTGCGGTAGATTCTGCTTTAGCATTAGCTGAACCACGGATAGGCTTAGGAATGTGAATAACGTCACCCTTCTTGCCGGTCATTGACAGACGCTTGACAAGGGGAGCCATCTTCAGGTTCTTTTGGTAAGCGGCGATGATTTCATCGGACCAAATTTCGGGGATAAAAGTACCCGCCGCAGTTTTGTCTACTACAGCATTAGCTGTAAAATATGTACCAGAGGTTTCATTAGCCATTTTAATTCTCCTTTATAGGCTAACGAACTCGACCCTCTGCGTATGCTTTCAGTAATTCGTCTGAAAGACTTTGATAACGCTCTGGGTCTGTTCGCATAAGTTTAATAATGTCAGCGCGACGATAAACTTTCTTGCGTGTCCCTTCTGCTGTTCCGCGAGCGTTGCCTGTGCTAGCTGACTTCAGAGTGTTCTTACGTGCCTGTTTTTCAACGTTGGCAGTCTGCCGTACAACTGTTGCTCTCTCTTTCCAGAGGTTAAACAGTTCGTCAGCGGCATCGTAGTCGTATCCTTGGTCTGCCTGAACAAACAACTGTGTTCGGACTTTTGACCCTTTGATCCACTCAGCAAACTTAGGATCTTTTAGTATACTCTCCATTTCAGGATGATTGGATTTCAACTGTGAAAGAGTAGCCTGTTGTTTTGCTTGTTGTGTGTAAGCTTGCGCTTCTTTAATCTTAGGGTGATTATCTATAGCTCTATTAACAGCGTTCTGCGGATCTACAAAGAAATCTACGTCATCTTCTTCTTGTTGCTGTTGTTGAGGTGCTCGTTGGTTTGAGAGTTCTGTCTGAATGTAGTTATCAACGACCTTTCGTAACTCACCAACTTCCGTACTCTGTTTGCCTGAAAACTTCTCAAGCTCTTGGTGCATCTGTACGAGGTCTTCGACAGATTTACCTTGGTACTTTTCTGGAAGATCATTTACTGCTTCTTGAGGTTGTTCCTCTTCTTGAGGAGTCTCTACAGTGTCTGTGGTTAGTTCTTCAGTTGTTTCCGTTGCTTCCTCTTCTGGACGCTCATCAAGTAATTGTGCTCGTGACATAATGTAAACTTACCCCGCCTTTATAGGTTATGGAGAATTAAAATGGAAAATGTCCTAAAATTAGGATTCCCGATTAGATCGCCCAGCGTTCTCGCGTTCACGTACCCACTTCATGTGTCTGCCGGGGAAGTCCCCAGATGCACCGTCAAGTATGTGTTGAGTTGCTGAAACGATTTTTGTAGCGTTGGCTCCACAACCGCACCTACTGGTTGTAGTGTCTCCATCTACAAATTCTTCAAAGATATGTCCGTTAGTACAGCGAAAATCAAATACTTTAATCATCACTAACTAGCTCTTCGTAATTGTTGTTAGTAGTTGTCTCAAAGTTGAGAACATACGCTAGTACGTTTAGTTGTCCTTTACGTACATACAAATCGTTCTCATCTTTAGTTGCTTCTACACTATTGATTACAAGAGCGTTCTGTTGTAGTTCTTCGATTAACTGCTTCCAACCGGGGTTGTTAAACAGGTCAAAGTACTTATTGTAATACTGTTCTGTTTCTTGATCTAGTGAGGCCATAAGGTTGTCTCTATATCTCCTATTATAACATATTTTTGACTAAAAGTCAAGTGTTATTTGTGGGTATTATTACCGTTTCTTTTTGGCTGTTTTAGCGGCCTTTTTGAAGGCTTTAGCCGTAGGAGCGC